GCCGGGTGCCTTCTCGGTGAAGATGACCGGCCGGCCGAGGATGGTCATGGGCGGGCCGACAGCGCCGTTGTTGAGCCAGATCGCCGATCCGCAGGTGCCCACCGACAGGGCCATCGTGGCCAGCTCGGGGAAAGTGTCGATGGAGCAGATCCACACCGCCCGGTCCAGCGAACCCGGCAACATCCGGGCGAACATTTTGACGATGTTCTCCCACACGATCGTGGCCGCCAGCTGGCCGGATTCCTTCGACACCGACACGGTGGCCGTGTTGCTGGTGCTGAGCACACCCAGCGGCTCGCCGACGCCGGAGCCCTTCATGAATGCGATGTCCTCGTAGAAGCCGAGCGCCTCGGGGAAGATCTGGTCGAGGAACGCCTGGAATGACATGAGGCTGTCGGAGATGAGCTCGTTGGGGACTTCGGTGTAGGCGGTGAGCTTCTTGGCTTCGAGGACGATCCGGCCGAACGCGGCCTGCGATGCGGTGAGCGCCCCGCCTTCCTCGGTCCAGTAGCCGACGACGCCGCCGTATACGGACGACACGTTGGAGGTGGCGTCGATGGCCGGGAACGGGACCCGCAGCGTCTCCATCGGGATGACCCGGGCGCGCTGGCGCACGATGGACCGTTCGAGCGCGACCGACAGCATCTCGGAACGGAGCGTTTCCGGGATGAGGAATCCGCCCTCGGACGGCACCGTCGAGCTGAAAGCATTGCGGACCCGCTGCAGCTTGGCCTGAACGTCGGCCGTCTTGTTGGTGTTGTGCCAGATGGTCTGGAAGAAGTCGGCGGCGCCGGTGGGGCCGGTGAAGTCGCGGTCGATGGCGGCGCCCATGGCCCGCGGGTTGTGGACGTGGTTGCGTGCGTTGCCGTTGGCGACGACCTGCCGGGGGGTGAGGTCGAGCCGTTCGATGCCCTCGGGCTGGTTTTCGCGCAGCCAGTTGGACAGGACCCGCTGGGTCTCCTCCTGCACCTGGGTGGCGATGGACAGGTCCCGCTCGTGCACGGTCCTCGCATAGTTGGTGATGAACTCGCCGAAGTGCGGCGTGCCGAAGATGGCTTGCATCTTCTTGCCGTCCTGCAGCATCGCCTCCAGTTCGGCGGCCGAGGTGGGGATGGTCACCTTCGTCTCGTTGTCGGCCGGCGGTGCGGCCTGACGGTTGAAGATGCGGCCGGCGTCGGCCGGGTTGATGCCCCGTCGTGTCAGCGCGTCGCGCTGCCCGGCGGAGAGTCGGATCCTATTGCTCACAGCTTTGCCCTCCTCAGAGCAGTCCGGAACGCTGGCGCGTCCATAAAAAAGCCCGGCTCCTCGGCCGGGCTTTCGGTGGTGGTGCTGTTGGGTTGTGGTGGTGCGGGTGCGTTGTTGGCGGCGTTGCGGACGGCGGCCCGCAGCTGGTCCCACGGGGTGAGGCCGGCCGGTTCGGGTGCCGGTTCGGGCGGTTCAGGTAGGGGCCCCAGGTCGACGGGTGCCGGCTGGGCGGCTGGTGGGGCGGGGGCTTCGTAGGCGACGCCCTGTATGTGGTCGTGGACCACCCGCCACGGGTCGGGTGGTGGCGGTTCGGGTGGTGCTTCGGGAAGCGGACCCAGGTCGACCGGTTGGGGGACGATGGCTGGTGGGGCGGGGGCTTCGTAGGCCAGGCCTGCCATAGCGTCGCGGAAGTCGGCCGGGTCGAAAGGCAGCACTGAGGCGGCGTTGACGGCGTCGCGGAACTGGGCCGGGTCGAACGCGGCGAGGACGAGCGGGACATCCTCCGCGACCACCACCGGGATTGCCTCGGCGCGGTTTGTGGCCGCCGCGCCCGCTGGGGCCAGTTCGGCGGCGACATACCAGCGGTGCACGTCGCCCATCTCGTCGCCGCCCGGGTCTCCGCCGCCGTCGAAGCGGATGCCGTAGGCGGGCCCGTGCTCGACCTCGGCTACGGTGCCGGTGGCCTGTCCGGGCTCGTGTGGTGTTCCGGCCACCTGCACGCGGTCGCCGACCGCGTGCATCGGCATATCCGCGGGCATGTCGCCGGCCGGCATGTCGGGCGTCTTCTTCTTGCGCGGCGGCATGGGCATTGCTTCGGCGAGTGGGGCGAACGGGTCGGGGGCGGCGTCCCGGCCAGCGAAGTTGAAGATCGACAGATCCCATGTGTTGCGGGGCATGCCCTTCGGTGCCGGGGTTGAGGCCACCTCGTCGACCAGCCCGGCCGCCTGCGCCTCGTCGGCCGAGAACCACGTTTCGGTGGCCATGCGGGCCCGCCACTGGGCGACGGTGCCGCCGGCCCGTTCGCTGTAGATGCTGGCGATGGTGTCGGTCATCCGGTCGAGCATGTCGGCCAGTTTGCGCATGTCGCCGGCCGCGCCCACCCCGACTGCGTGCGCTTCGTGAATCATCAAGCTGGCGTTGCGTTCGGCTACGATCCGGTCGCCGGCCATGGCCACGAAACTTGCGGCCGATGCGGCGAGGCCGTCGATGTGCACGGTGACGTGGGCCTTGTGGTTGCGCAGCGCATTGAAAATAGCTAGCCCGTCGTAGCACTCGCCCCCAGGGCTGTTAACGAATACGTCCAAGGCGCTGGCCTTGACGTCGCGGAGCTGCTTAACGAAATCATCGGCGCTCGTGCCGAACGATCCGATCTCGTCGTACAAGAAGATGGACGCCGCCTCGCCGGCCTTGTTCTCGATGCGGAACCACGACTTGCCCGGGACGGTGCTGGTCTTCATGGGCGCCTCCGTTCGGGCATGCCAAACAGCCCGGACGGTGTGTCCGGGCTGCAGGGTGGTGCGGTTAGCCGGTTGGCCTGACCGGATGCGTCGAGCTCAGCTCGGGGCCGTGATGACCGTACCGCGTACGGGTTGGCTGGGTCAGGACGCGGGTCGGCCCGCTCGCTCGCTCGCGAGTTCGGCCTCTGCCGCTTCGGCTTCGGCGGTCAGTTGCTTGATGCGGCCACGGGCCACACTCGATTTCAGCGCAAGCCTCACGAAGTAGGCCTTCTTAGCCGAGTCGGCCAGCCGGGCTCGCTCCTGCGGGTCGAGTAGCCCTTCGGGGTCGACCTGCCGTTCCCATCGGCCGGCGGTGGCGGCGCGGGCGGCTGCGGTGGCGGCGGTGCGGTTGGGGGTTTGGGCCCACTTGCTGTGGGCGGCGAGGCGGGCGCGGAGGGTTCTTTGCTCCGGGGTCATGGACACGGCAGAACTCCAGGTCTGTTCAGTGCCTCGCCGGCAAAGTCGGCGCGTGTACTCCGCGCGAGCCTCCTAGCGTTGCGTTGTGCGGGTAACGGTAGCAGGTCAGGCGGTGTCGGTGGTGTTCATGGCCCAGTCGGGAAACTTCATCTTGCCGCCGTTGCGCACGTCGTCGTCGGCCTCCCACACGATGCCCTGATCGCCGGCATGCGGGGTGCGGTGGTCGGTGCGGTTCCACCAAATGTCGTCGGGGATACCGGCCGGCAACGGGAACGCCTTGCACACCTGGATCGGCTTGTCGCCGCGGGCATCCTCGTCGGTGCGGCCCAACGGCGACTGCCAGTGGGCGCAGGTCAGGCATTGCGGTATCGGACGGCTGACCATCAGATGCTCCACTCGTCCCAGTTGTCCTGCATGCCCTTGACGACAGCCTTCGATATCGGCGACGCCGCCGAACCCAATGATGCCACCTGGGCGGTAGCCTCCCCGATCAGTTCGTCGCCGCCGGGAGTAAGCGCATACCGCGAAACCGTCGTGCGCAGCTCGTTGTAGACGTGTTCGACGCTACCGCCAGCCGTCTCGGTGGCGATCCTGACCGCACCTTGCTGCGGGTCGCCGCGGCGCATCATCGACGCTGCGGCGTGGCCCATCTCGTGCGACCCGGTCCACGTGATGTCGGACATGTCGCCGTCCACCACACCCTCGGCGACCGCGTTGGTGGTGACCCGCCGCATCTTCGGCGCGTCGATGCGGGTGTTCAGGTAGATGTCCGCCCCGGGTCGGCCAGCCACCGAGGAGGTGACACCCCAGACCTTGTCGTGCACGCCGGGCTGCTGCCCGGGAATGTCCGACACCTGGCCGCGAGGCCCGTACGAAGTGACGCTGATCAGATCGGTGCCCGGGTACAGGTCGGCCGACCGGGCGATGCCTTCCACGTGCGCCCGGGCCGCGTCCATCTCCAGACCTGCGAGCTTCACCGCGACGCGCTGACCCAGGATCGAGCCGAGCTCGCCCTCGGCGGCCAACTCCAGCGAGGTGATCGTCTTGGCCTGCGCGAACGTGTCGCGGATGCCGCGCGGCCCGCCGTCACCGCCGGATCCGAACCGTCCGTCCGCGTCGCGTTTGTAGGTGCGGTTCCGGGCCGCCGCCAACAGGTGGAAGAAGCGGGACTGGTTGTTCGGGTACTGCAGGCCGGCCTCGAACTGGCTGCCGACGGTGTCGACAACATCCTTGCTGAGCTGCGACGCGCCGTCGCCGCGGGACACGACGTCACTGAACGACTCGGCGATCAGTTCCCCGAGGTCTTTCCTGGCGTAGCCGGACACTTCTCGCACCACGACCGCATCGACGAGGCCCCGGTCAATGGCCAGTTCCCCGACGGCCTGCCGGGCGGCGCCGGGCTTGAGTGTGTTGCCCCAGGCGTGCCCGACTTCATGCGAGGCCATCCGGGACAGGTCGCCCGACTGTCCGGACAGCCAGCCCTGGTCGTCGTTCTGACGCACCATGTCGGTCAACGTGTCGATGTCGCCGTAGCGGGTGTTGAAGTAGATGTCGGAACCACGGGTGCCGGGCCGGTGCGTGGTGACGGCGTAGGAACCGCTGTGGTCTGTGCCGGCGACGACATCGCTGCTGTGTTGGCCGCCCGGGCCGAACGTGCTGACGGTCTGCAGGTCGGTGTCGGGGAACTGTTTCATGGCCCGCAAGACGCCTTCGGCGTGTACCCGTGCCACCTCGACGCCGAGGCCGTCCATGTGAACGGTGACGTGCCGGCCGGTGACGTCGTACAGTTCGGTCGACAGGACGGCTTCGACTTCGCTGGTGGTCGAGCAGGCGGCGACGGCCGGGTGCATGCCGCCGCCGGACCCGAAGCGCCCATCAGCGTCGCGCTTGTACTGACGGTCCAGGATGTCCAGCCGTGCCCGGGCGGTGGCGACCAGGCCGAAGAAGCTAGGCGCCTGCTGCAGGGACCTGCTCGGGGCGCCAGACATAGACGGTTGTGCCACGGCAGCGCACCCCGCCCTCGCAGTTCACGTAGCCGCCGTTCGGGTAGACGGCTTCGATCTTCGCGACGATGTCCGGGTCATCTGAGTTGCCGATCCACTTGCCGTTAACGACCCGGCATGGGTTACATGTCCGTTTATCCATCATTTCTGACGAATATATTGCTGCCGTCGGCGCCGCGAGCATCGTCTCCAACCGGCCCGTGTTCTGCGCCGCCGTCAACGCCCCACCAAGATGCGCTTCCACAAACGACGTCGACAGCGACGCGAGATGCCCCCCCACCGCACGGGCCACGTCGTCACCGCTGGTGCTCGGCGACCAACGACGTAGCGCCTCCCGGCCAGCCGAATTGGTCAGCGTCGCCGTCAACAGTGCGGCCAACGCAACCGCCGTGGTGGCGAACCGGTGCGTGTCGGTGGCCACCGGGTCGGTGCGCACACCCTGCCGCGCCGCCTCGTCCACGACGTGCTGCGCCGCATTCAGTGCCATCTGCGTCATAGCCTCGGTGAGGATGTTGGCCTGCTCCGCCGACGACACGTTGAGCGCGGCCAGGGCGGCCAGGTCGTTGTTGTTGATGGCGGCCCGGACCTTGTCCAAAATCTGGTCGCGTTGGTGTTCGGTGACGACGAACCACTGCTTGAGCAACTGGTCCAACTGGCGTTCCCAGTCGCGTTGCACCTTCGACAGGTCGACGTCGGTCGCGGTCAGGTTGGTCGGCTGACCGGCCGCGGTCTGGTTGTCGGGGCCGCGCAGAATCTTGACCAGGGGGCCGTCGTCGAAGAAACGGTCGCTCATTGGGGGATCACCTCGACGTCAACGCGGCGACCAGTGGCGCCGGTCTGGTCGCTGACGACCCGGAATGTCAGGCCACGGTCCAGGACAATCTCGTCAGGGTCGAGGGTGTAGTCCTCGCTGAAACCCTTCGTGCCCTTTGGCACCAGGATGCGCAGGCGGGCCGTGCCGTGCCGATCTGCCACCGAGGTCGACACGAAGCCGTCGTCCCGCCACTCGATGCCGGTCAGGTCGCCGTCGGCGTGCGCCCCGAAGACGTGGGCCAGGTCCGCCCTGCGGTGCACCACTACGTCCGCCCTCAGCGAGGCCGTGGCCATCACCGAGTCCATGCCGGCCATCGTGTCCCGATCGGCCTGACTCAGCGTCGCGCCGGTTCGTAGGCCACTGTTCATCGTGATGCTGGCACTGCCGTAGGAGTCGATCGCCGACACCTCAGCCGCGGTCGGGACGCGCTTGAGGGCGCCCGCCGCCATCGCGTCGGCGCCGGTGGCGGCCTGGCCCACAGCTGTGGCGAACTCCTCGGACGACATGCCGCCGCCTGACGAGAACTGCCCGTCCCGGTCGCGCTTGTAGGTGCGGTTGTCAGCCCCAGTAGTCGCGAAACGTGCGGCCACCAGGCGACCGGTCATCATCGCGGTGCCCGGCCCGCTCCTCCGCCAACATCAGCACCGCACGGGTCAAATTCGCCACGGCGTCATCGGCGGCGGGAGCCCTGGCTGGCGGCGGGGTGTCGGGCGCGGGCGGCTGGTCTTCGCCGGGCACAGGCGGGCCGGCCGGAGCACCCGGTGGGGGGGGCGGCGGGGCGGGCGGTTCGGGCTTCTCCCACACCAACGCGTCGGGCAGGTCCAACGCTTCCACTACCGACTCGGCGGTGAACCCGGCGTCGATGTACGTCTTCGCCGCGGTCGCCTTGCTGCCGCGTTCGGCGTTCTCGGCCTCCTCGTCCTCGCTGACGGGAGACTCGAAGTCAAACTCGAGATTGGGATCCCCGCCAAACAGGGGCAGAAAATCGTTGTTGGCCATGCCCTTCCAGCGTTGCAGCCGCGGCACGGTCAGCCGCTTCGCGAACCACACCGACGAAGCGTCCGCTGATGCCCTGTTGACGTCTTCAACCTCGCCGGCGGCGAACTTGGGGAACCCGAACGCCTCCCGGATGGTTTCCTTCGCCACCGTCCGCAGCTGCACAAACTGCATGTCCCGCATGCTGAAGGTCCGGTTGACCCACTTGCCCTGCTCGATGACCGCCACCCGGTGCGCGTTGGCCACCCCTTGGTGCTGTTCGCGCCAACGGTCCACCATTTCCCGCCAGGCGCCGTCGTCCAACCGGTTCGGGACTTCGATGATGCCGCCCGGCTCCGCGCTGTTGAGGAAGAAGTTGCGGTTCCACTCGGCGCTGTACTTCGACGAGTCGAGCTCGGTGAGGATCGACTGCACCGGCCCCATGCCGCGGTACGGGTCCAAAGGGTTGGGCATGCGCAGCATCAGGACCGAGTCGGTCTCCCACGGCACCGCCTGCCCGTCGGGCGTGGTGTAGATGTAGCCCTGAATGAAGTCTGTCACCGACGGGACTGGGGCGATGCGGTCCGGGCGGATCGGCCACAGTTCCAGCGGCAGGCTACGGGCCCGGTCGTTGCGGCCGACGTAGCACCAGCCCTCGCCGGTCAGGTCGATGTGCTGCTGCACCGACTCGCGCAGCTCCTGCCCCGTCATAAACTTGTTGGGCTTGTTCCAAATGTCCAAGGCGGCGTGGGAGGTGACCTCGGTGCGGTCCTCCGTCTTGCCCGACTTGGCTTTACGCCACAGCTTCCACTGCACCTCGGCCGTCGCCTGGCTGGTGGTGGACACGATGTTGAACAGGGTGCCGACACTGCCCATGGCGGCCATCTGGGCGGCGGCGTCGTTGCGGCCCATCAGCCGGGAGAACAGGCCAGTACCGGCCTGGGCACCGACATAGGCAGGGGCCTTGTTGAACAAGGGGGCGAGCAGGGAACGCATCAGGCCCCCTCATCCTCCACTGTGGACCTTCGCTTCCAGTTGGCCCATGATCTGGTGCGAGACCTCAGACGCACCATCACCATTGACCATCACGTCGGCAAAGGCTTCGGCAGACAACTCGTGCCGGTTCGTGGCAGCGTAGAACGACAATTCCCGCATCAGGACTACTTTTTGATCGTCACCGCTTGGGCCGGGGCTCGCCTCGGTGCTATCGCCTTTGTCGCGACGCCACCATGGCTTGCGGGGGGCGGGTGCTGGGGCCGGCTGGTCGGCCGTAGCCTTCTGCTTCGCCCACTTCCATGCCGATTCAGAGGCCGCGCTCGCAGTGCCGAAGCCTTCGTGCATGACGTGGCCGAACTCGTGCAGGGCGAGGCCTCTCACGTCACCGTAGACGTATACCCCGCGTGCCTGCTTCATGTCCAGGATCTCGTTGGCCCGTTCGGATGCTTCGCCTTGTCGGTTGAACTCGATCTCATACTGGCCACTTACCGTGCCGTTCTCGGGCCGCTTGGCGTGCGCCCACGTGAACTCGCCCTCACCATCGGCCGGGAAGTCGGTGGCCCGGACCGCGCCGAGTGGTGCGGTCGGGAAGCGCTCCAGCCCCTGGAGCACGCCCTCCGAGTACTCGCGGGCTAGTTGCGGCTCGATGTCCTGGTAGTCGAAGGGTATGTCCCGGCCCGTAATCCGTCTGGCCTCGGCCGATGCGGCTGCGCCGACTTCGGCCGTCGTGGACGCCGCCGCCAGCGACTCACGGACGCCGCCGCCGGAGCCGAACCGTCCGTCGGCGTCGCGTTTGTACGTGCGCGCCTGCGGCACCGCTTCGAGCAAAGCCTGTGCCCGCCCCACCATCACCCGCGACGCGCGCACATCATCGGCCATCCGGCCCTGCCAGCGGCGCACGGCTACTCCTGCAGCAGCCGTCGGCCCGGCGTTGGGCCATTTCCCGGCCCGGACCGGGTCGGGCAGGTCGACAAACTCCGGGAAGCTGACCGGCGTCAACCCACCCGTCTGTTTGTCGACCAGATAGACGTACACGCCGGCCACACCACGCCAGTCGACCATCGGCGCCCACGAGCCGCCGGCGTCAAACCCGTACGGCAACACCACCGGATGTTCACGCTCGCCGGCATACAGGTCGTCGAGGCGGCGGCGTACCACGCCGCGGGCAGCGTCGAAGTCCATCCCAGCCCCTCTACGGGTAACTGTCGTCCGGGGGCAGGGCCGCTATCTGCTCAAAGCTCGAGAACGTCGGACTGTCCGGGTCCTGCGGGAACGACGTCTTACCCACCTGCCCGTCGCCGAGGCTCAGCCTCGGCGATTCGACATAGCGCAGGCCATGGTCAGACAGGTCAAGATCGTCCACGCGGGCCACAGCCGTCCACTTGTCGGTCGGGGCGCCGCGCGACTTCATCCGGGCCTCCAACTGCGCCCGGGTCAAAACCGGACTTTTCTTCTTCGCCGTCTGCGCATCAACAAAAACGGCCTTGCCCGTTTTTGTGTCCCGTTCGACGCTGAGGGTGTGGCCCTGAATGGTGACAATGCCCCGCGCCCCGTGCGGCCAGGACTCCACCTCGGTGGCGACCTGCCGCACCGACATGTCGCGGGACAGATCCTCCGCCAGCCGAAGCGAATACTTTCCATCCTGCCGGAACGTGTGCACGTAGGCGGCGATCGTGTCGCCGACGGGAGATCCTGCACCGGCGGTCACGTCGATGCCGCGTCGGCGCATCTCATATGCGATGACGACCCGGCTGCAGTTCTCGGCGTAGCTGGCGCCGCCGTCCCGTTTGATCTTCGGGGTGACCGGGCCGGTGTACGGTCCGAGATAGCCGGGGTTGGTGCCCATGGCCTGTGCCCGCCGGTCGCCCGGGTTTTCGACCCGCGGCAGGTCGGCGGTCTGCGCGTCGGCCTTCGTGCCGCCCTTGCGGCCGTGGGACTTCTGGTCCGGGTGACCGGGGTGGTTACGCGGGACCTGCTCGAGTAGTGCCTGAGCCCGGCCGACCGCAGCCCGAGACGCCGTCACCTCGTCGGCAAACCGGCCCGACCAGTGCACGGCGCTACTCCAGCAGTCCGGACATGACGAGCAGCGACACCCCGGCGACGGCGATGCCGACGGGCAGCAGCCACATGCCGGCCGCCACGGCGAGGCAGCCGAAGCCGGCCACCTGTAGCAGTGTGTGCTTCGAACCGGGGCGGCGAAGGCGGGTGCGGAGGTCGGCGACGAGAGATCTCATGAGCCGCCTCCAACCGGACCGACGTACTGCGTGTACAGCTCGTCGTTGGTCTCGGTAATCGACCGCGACAGAGGGGAGGCGGCGGACCCATGCGCCATCACGTCCGCCAACGCCTCCGCCAGCAGTTCGCCATCATCGCTGGTTGCATACCGCGAGATCTGTTCGGTCACATGGGCGCCCGAATACGAACCTGCGGCTTTGGCCGCGCGGGACGCAATGACGCCGGCCGGGCCATCCGCCAGACTCGCGTTACCGACTACATGACCAAACTCGTGCAGACCTACGCCCATCGGCGTACCAACGGCGATCTGACCGGCCTTCTCCTGCCCGGATAGCCGATCCCGATACGTGAATCCGGTCTCGTTGTCATTGTTGAACGAGATCGAGTCACCACGCGACGTGATCGCGAATGCGTCGGCGTAGTCGGCGTGGGCAGAGGGATCCCTGCTTCCAGTCCCATATGTGTCCACGCGACTCAGTTTGGCGCCTGGGTATCGCTCCAGTCCTCGGCACACCCCTTCAAGGTGCTCCTTGGCCTCGTCGAGTTTGGCTCCTTGCATGTCCACCCGGACGTCCTGGCCGCTGATCCGCTTCATCTCGGCGGCTGCTGCGCCGTTCAGGTCGTCGATGGATCCGGCGCCGGCCAGCGCATCCCGCACGTCCGACCCACCACCGCCGCCGAAGCGCCCATTCTTGTCCCGCTTGTACGTCCGCGCCACCAAGCACTGTTCCAGCAGCGCTTCAACCACATCCGCCGGCCGGTACGCTCCCGCAAACAGGACCCGAGCGGCCACCGCAGCCCCCCTACGTGAGCGTCGGCAGGTCTGGCACGTCCGGGTCGGGGTGATAGGTGGCCAGACCGGAGCATTGTTCGATCAGCGCCACCTTCACGCCGGGCAGGTTTGTGCGGAAGTCGGCCGCCATCTGATCCCGTTCCCAGTCGGTCAGCCGCCGTGACACGGCCACCACGAGCGTGTCGCCCGGGGCGAGCACCGTCGCCGTCAGCTGAACCTTCATGTCGATCTGTCCCGCACTGGCCACAATGGACTCCTCACATGAACCTCACGCGGGGGCGGACTGCGTTGAGCAGCAGCCGGTTCAACGCCTGCGACAACGCATCCACCTGGTCGTCATGCGTCGACAGCGGAAAATTCGACGCCTCCTCGATCAGCGCCTGCACCCACGGCGCCACCTCAGGCGAGGGCAGCCACACATTCCCGGCCTCGACGAACGGTGACACCGCGCTCGCCCGCGCGACCTTCGAACCCTCAGGCTCGACCGGGATCAGGCCAGGCACCATCGTGCGCAACTGGTTGATGACCGCCGTGCCGTTGGCCTTGTCCTCCACCAGCTTCGCGTGCGCCTGCGGCCAGCGGGCCGACAACGTTCGCACCGCCATGCAGGTGTCCACAAACGACATCCGGCCCCGGACCTGATCCAACAGGTAGGCGTCGTTGCTGCGACGGCCCCACACCTGCCCGACCACAAAGTCCGAACCGTCGGTGTCTTTGAACGCCATATCCCACGACTGGATGACCTCGTCGAAGGACAGCACCGAACAGACGCCGTCGGTTTCGATCCACTGCGGACGCTCGTACCGCTTCCACCAGTCCCGACGGAACACCAAACCCTCACCCGGGCTTGGCCGACCCTGATACAGGGCGTTCCAGGTGCGGGTGCCGCGTTGGGTGCGGATCCGCTGCCACTGCTCCACCGTGCGCCGGCGTGCCGACTCCATGAACTGTCCCGGCTCGCGACCCAACGGATCTGCCTCGCCGAGCTCGGGCCGGTGGTCGGCCTGGGCTGGGATATTGAGTAGCCGCCACGTGTTCGGCTCTTCGCGTAGCAGCCGACCGGCTAGGTCGTCCTCGTGCCAGCGGGTCATGACCAACACGACGAACGCACCAGGGGCGAGTCGGGTCGAGCCGACCGACTCCCACCAGTCCCACGCTGTGTCCCGGAACGTGAGCGATTCGGCCTCTTTCGGACCTTTTACCGGATCATCTATCAGAAGTACATCGACTGGACGTCCGGTGAGCGCCCCGCCGATGCCGACACAGAACATGCCGCCCTCGTGCCCATCCAACTGCCACTCATGCGCCGCGGACGTGTCCTGACGGACAGCAAGGCCCAGATCTGGCCGTTCGGCGATGTCGTTGCGCACCGCCCGGCCCCAACGCCGGGCCACCCCGTGCTCGTAGGAGGCAACCACCACACGCGTGTCCGGTTTGCGCCGCAACAGCCAGAGCGGGAACCTTCGCGTGCATTTGGTCGACTTGCCCTCTTGTGGTGGCATGCTGATGATCAGCCGGTCACACAGCCCGTCGGCGCACTCCACCAACGCCTCATCGATCAGATCCAACGCCGGCGTACGCACCGACCGCGGATCCATCTCCGCGGCCAGGTCGCCGGGGCTCAAAAACTGCCTGGCCGTCGCCGACCGAGAGAACGTGCTGGCAGCCTGCCCCCACAAGGCGGCGGAGGTGGCATCCAACACGGCCCACCTCCGCCAAGAGGGGTGCTACTCCTCGACGGCCACAGGCTCGGCAGCGTCGACGTCGGCAGCCTCCACGGGCTCGGCCGCGGGCGACTCGTCAGGCTCAGTCATGATCACTCCCTGAAAACGGAGAAACGGAGCCGCACCCGGATTGGGCCGACTCCTCTCGCCGCATGATCGCACCGGCCGTTACGAAGGTCAAGCCGACCCGACCCGGCGGCGGGCCGCAGCACAATCCAACACCAAGGCGACCACATAGCGGCCCTGCCTGCCCAGATGGTTTGGCAGGTGGCCATCGCTGTGCCATTTGCGGATGGTCGACGCGCCGACGTGCACAAGCTCGGCAGCCTCGGCGGTGGTGATGACGTCGGTGGTGTCGAAGCGGAGCAGTTCGGCACCCAGCCACGTTTCGCCAACCGCCCGGGCTTTGCGGATGGCGATGTGCCGTTCGTGGGTGGGGATCAGGCCGAGCAGCGAGTTGGCGACGCGGCGGGCCCGGTCGACGGGCAGGTCCTCCGGCCACGGCCACGGGTCGGTCACCGGTGCACACACCAGCGCTGCTTGGTGGGAATGTGCCACCAGCCGGCCTTGGATACGGTTGCACCGAACGGGCCGGACCTGAACCACAGCCAGCGACTACCCGGCAGGGCCGTAGCACGAGCTTCTCGGACCTCAGCTGGCCGGACATACCAGCGCGGACCGTGGAGTCGGATCATCGCCACACCCGCTCCCGCGTCAGCGCAACGTTTACCTCAGCCAGGTTCAGATCGGTCATGGGCGGGCCCCGGTGCATGGGTTGATCAGGGTCCAGTCCGTGAGCCACCGCCGGCATCCAGCGCACGCCGGGATGCGGCGGTCGGGGACCGTGCACCAGTGGTGCAGGGTGCGCGAGTCGTGGGCGATGCCCACCCAACCCTCCGGCAACGGATCGGTCATATGGCGATCGCCTCCGCCGCGAACATGGCGTACCCGGGAAACGCGTCGCCGGCCGGATCCAGACTGAAACCGACGAGGCGAACGTTGACCGCATGTAGACCGCGCTCGGCGGCGATGACGCCAGCGGCCTCTACGGCTGAATGCAGAAGATCCTCAGCGGTGGCCCCGGCCCGGATATCGACGACGCCGCGCAGGTCGCCGCTCACGGCCGGGCCCCGGGGCCGTGGGGGTCGTCGTAGATTTCACCGTCGCGGCGCAGCCATTCCCGCCGCGACTCGTGCCGCTCAAGATCGTACAGTGTCGACTGTAGCCATTCGGCGAAGAACTCCTCTCGACCACCAAACACGTCGGCCGGCGGCAGCGCAGTCCGGAATGTGATCGGGATGGTTCGTTCGGGATGGTTGGAGTCGGGTGCCCGATAGCGGACGAGCAGCGTGCCTGAAGTGTAGAGCGAGATCCCCGGCTCGATGGACAACCTCCAGCCGGGACGGTAGGAGAACCGGGCCAGCTGCTCACGAAGCCACCAGTCGGTTGTCATAGGTACATCCCTGTGGGTAGGTCGCCGGGGTGACGTTCCCTGCGGGTGATCACGGTGACGGTCTCGGCAACCACCACGCCGTCAGCGTCGAACTGGCGGATTGTGGTCTCGGTCCTGTTCGCCTCGGCCAGGTCGGGCAGGCCACTCGGCGGGTCGGTCATCGCCAGCCCCGAAGCATCCAGCCCACAGCGATGCCGAACGCAAAGGCGAGCAGGCCAGCACCGACGAGAGCGGCAGTCACAGCCGGCTGAGGGGCCGTCGCGTCGAGGATGTCCAGACGGCCCAACTTCACCGCCGCCAAGACCACTGGCGCGACGACCGTCGCCACGATCAGGCCGAAGAGAAAGGCGTTGGCGTCGACCCGGTGGTCTTGGTACCAGTCACGCAGCCGACGCTTCACGGCCGCCGCCTGAGGTCTACGCCCGGCGTTTGCCCCGCACCAGCCAGATCAGAAACCACGCCGACGCCCCAACGAATCCGAGCAGGCCGAGCAGATGCCAAGGGACGTCCATGGCTGGCACGGTAGCGGGCGGGCGCTACCGGCAGGATCGGAGACCGAACAGGAAGGCGTCCGCATCGAACGGGTGCCGCTCCCACCACCGACGCGCCAACGATGATCGGTCACCGGTCCCCCAAAGACTGCACCCATTCGCCGAACCTGATGAACTGGCCAGCGTCACAGTGATGCAATTCGCGCGGGCTCACATCGTCGTCGGAAAACGGAAAATCTCCGTCGTGCCAGACATAGGCCTCGAAACATTCCCCCCCGCCGGCACCGACGACGATGCAGTGGGAGACGTAGCCGCCCATCTGCGGGTACCAGCAGGCGTAGCCGGTTTGGCCGTCGTCGAGTTGGATCGGGGCGTTGTCTGTGCACTGCTGCGACGTTGGCTCAATCACGGCCGCCACTCCTCCAGGTAGCCGGGCCGGTCGGCGTAGACCGTGGCCATATGTTTCGGCGACGAAGACGGCACGTCGCCGCGCGGCGACCATGTCGGCAAGGAAACGTCGCTGGGCGTTGTCAGCGTTGTCAGTCATCGGCGTAGCTCCAGCATCGGGTGTGTGGCGTGCTCGTCGACGCGGATCGGGAGACCGAAACACTCCATCGCCACATCGGGCAGGTCGCCCGAGATGACGGCGGCGTAGTCGCGCAGCAGGTTGACCATCGTCGGCGACAGAACCCAGCGCCACATGTCCTCCTTGATGAACGAAAGGTTGACGGCAGAGTGCATCTGGGCCAAGTCGCGGATCAGGGCGGCGGTGAGCTCCGGTTTGGGTAGCGGCTCACGGACTGCTGTCGGCGGAACCATGTCCACCACGTCCGGATCGGTCGAGTAGCCGTCGCCCCATTGGCGCTCGAAAAACGGCAGGTCCGCGTCGGCCACCCAGATTCGGGCCGTCTCGCCCGGAAGGCGGTGGGCGGTGTCGAGGTCGTCGACCCGGTAGATCCGGCCGTCGGCCCGGTTACAGTCTGACCAGGCCTGGACTGCGTCACAGAGTCCCCAGCCGACTGGTTGGGGAAGTTCGTGCTCCTCACAGACGAGCCCGAACACCTCCACTGGAACCAGCTCCAGCCACCGGCCGGCAGTCAGGTCCGGTGCGGCCCCACCACCGTTGGGCATCGGCGGCATCGGCGGCGGGTTCCTCACAGGCGGCGGGATGATGGGGTCAGCCATGCCGCACCACGTTCACTTCACGCGGGTCGAGCAGAAGCCGCTCACCGGTGGCAGGGTTGCAGTACTCGTAACCCAGAACCTCGCCGGCCTGGCTGGCCCGGAAGACCTGAACTGCGTTGCCGTGCTCATCGTCGACGATCAGCACCACCTCGTTAGGCCAGTTCCAGCCGAATGTGGGCAGGGCTTCGGCCAGCCGCTCCCAGTCGAAGTAGTTGCCGGCCATAGCCCAGACGGATGCCGTGAACACTTTCCGGCCGCCGGCCGCGTCGGTGTCGAGCGGCTCGAACTGCTGCACGCCAGGGTCGTTTTGGGCGCACCAGGCGTTGAGTCGGGTCATGGCCTCCGACTCGTAGAGGCCCATGAAGATGACCATGTCGGTGATGCTGCTCATGCTGCCTCCGGACAGTTGGCGTGGTGCGGCGTGAACGTCAGCGGATGGATCCGTCCGCCTTCCTCGAATCGGCCTCGGCTGACGGTGAGCGACCCGTCAGCCGGTATCCCACCGATGATCGGCGCTGCGACCCGGCACGTCGGGCACTGCCGGTAAGTGCCGTGCGCGATGACCTCGCCGATCCGCTGTCCTGATTCCGGGGTCATGCTGCTGCCTCCTCGAGTTTGGCTGTCCACTCCGGGGTGAGATGGCGGCGAAGACGAAGGGCGTCGTACCGCAGGCGTGCGATGAGCAGTGCGCGGAGGGCATCGTCGTCGTCCAGGGCGACGATCTGCTCGATGCGGGCGATGGCGCTGGCGAGGTCTAGTTGCAGGTCGGGAATCACGGCTTCACCCCGCTCGTCATCGTCGCCCTGGGCGCGCAACCAAGTGATCAGGTCCTGGCATGTTCGGTCCGGGCACTTCTTGCACATCGGACCGCCTCGGGCTTCGATGCGGAACAGGTGGCTGTCGGCGTGGTGGCCGCACAGTTTGCAGACCGGCTCGCCGATCCGCTCTTCCTGGTTCTGGCTCAAAGATGCTGCCTCCGGGCGCGGGCAGGGCAGGGCGCCACAGTCATGGGTCTGCGTACTGCGGTTCCAGGCCGCGTGCGTCGAACACAAGGCGCGGCCACAGAGAGAACAGCGAAGTGTGGTCCAGTGGGAGCAGGATTCGCACTGGCGCTTCAGCGGATCAGGGTGGGTCATGCTGCCTCGCCCACCATCTCGCCGGTAGGGAGCACCAAGCCGAGTTCGTAGCGCAGCCGCAGAGCCACATCCCGCGTCCAGCAGTCCGGCACACGGGCAGCCCCGACTGCGGCAGGGTCGGCGAGGGCGAGCAGCCGCAGCCAGCCGGCGTCGATCCACCGGTCATCACTGTGGCAGCCCGGATGTGCCGTCCCCATGGATCTGCTGGCCGGGCAGCAGACCTCGATGAGCGGGTACGAATACTGGCCGATCAGCAGGTCGCATGTTTTGTGTTCGGTCGGTACGAGGGTGCGGTCCTTCGCGGCGGCCAATGCCGGTTGGAAGCTGGGCCATTCCGGGTGCTCGACCGGGATGGCCGGGTCGTGGGACAGGCACAGAAGCCTGTAGACGCTGCTCATGCTGCTGCCTCTCGTAGGAACACGTTGCCCAACCGGTCGTAGTCATCCCGGGTCATCACTGCCCGGCACCGGTCGCACCACACGGTGTCCGACCCGTCCGCCACCCGCAGTTCGGCCGCCCCGCAGCCACTGGCCTGGCAACGCCCGGGTAGGACGTAGGTCGGTTCGGTCAGGCCCAACATGGGGCGGGCCCGGTCATGCGCCGAGGCGAGGTCGAGCAGGCCCTGCCCTCCGGTCACGGCACACAGCGTTTCGGCGGTGTGGGGGTAGAACAGCATCGGCACCAGGGGGACACGGGCCAGGACTTCGATGCGTGGGGTGAGGAGTTGGACGGCCCATTGGACGTCGAAACCGCGCCGGACATGCCGGGGTGGGTCGGCGAGGTGGTGGACGTCGGTCAACACCTCAGCCCAGCAGGTGGTGAGCCACCAAATTTCGGCCTGGAGTGCTTCGACGTGCAGTTGCATGGGGATGGGGGGTTCGCCGGAGCCGCGGGGTTGTCCGTCGGACCATTGGGACATGGGTTTGGGGATGATCTGTTCGAGGTCGCGGTAGTCGTGGACGAGGAGCGGCACCGCGGCGGCGGCGTGGTTGAGGCAGGGCCGGCACAGCGGCAGGGGGGGTTCGGGGTCGCCGGCACAGTGACGGGGCGGGCGGGGAAGGTCCTGGGCGGGGCAGGTCATATCGGCCACTCGACCTTGAAGCGTCGCATCTGGAGGGGATGCGTCAACGCCTCATCCTCTGCGAGCCGGATCGTCGGACACGGCCAGATGTACTCACAGTGGTGGCAGGTCTTGCTGTCGGCAGAGACGGTATGCATCTTCCGAAGTGCGTCGAGGATGGGCTGCGTGTCGACTACTAGATGGACCTGTGCCAGCAGTGGTGCCTGGTCGCCTGCCGGGACGTCGGCGAGGCTGTCGCCGGTGACCTTGACGGCGAATGCGTCGCGCAGCGGGTCCGGGTAGATGGCGTGCACTGTCAGGCCGGGTGGGAGTTCGAGCATGGTCGCTACTGCCTCGTAGGGCAGTAGGACGATGGCGCGTCGGTTCGTGTCGCTCATGGCTGCTGCCATCCCTTGGGCATGTGCCGGGCTGCGTAGGCCAGCATGCGGCGGAGCATCTCGGACCGCTGGACGTTCTCGGCTTCGGCGAGGAGGTCGATGCGGTGGATGGCTTCGGGGGTGAGGCGGAAGGTGAGGGTGGGCCGGCGGGGGCCGGGCCGGGGACTCATTCGTAAGACACTACGTTGGGGACGTAAGACACTACGTCCGCCACCCCGCAGAACGTAAGACACTAAGCCGGTTTCGGGTCTCGGCCCGGGAAATCCGGCAAGAATGATCTTCGGAACCACCACATACCGGGGCAGAATGACTACACCAGAACTTCTGTTATGGTGCGTCACTCCCAGTATTCGACCGATCACCATCAGGTCACCTTCCCCTCGATCGCCTTCATCCCCGCCCGCGGCCGGCGCCGCCCATACAAAACCGCCGCCACCGCCGCCTCAAACGCATCAGCCACCCGCTGATCGGCCGGATCATGCCCCAACCTGCGGGCCATCTCCCGACAAATCCTGGCCAACGCGTCACCCTGCTGCCGGTACGCCTCCTGCGCCGCCCAACCCTCCGCCCCCGCAGCGTCGAGCACGAGCTTCGCCATCGTGGCCCTGGTACGGTTCGCGTCCAACAACTGCTCAACCAGCTCAGCCGTCGCCCCCTCGGCCATGGCATCCACTGTCCGCTCAGCGAGGACGTCGGAAGTGTGCAGCGACGCCGAGAGAACCTCTTGCGGATGCCGATGGTCGCCGTTCAGCAACGCCTCGGCGAGAGTGATCCGTTGTGCGGCGGCCTTCATGATCTGGGGCGCTTTGCCGCCGTGCTTGTGACAGACCGTGGCCCCGATCATCGCCCAGTGCTGACACTGCTCGCCGGCGTTAGCGATCGCCACGCATTGCCGCGGCGGGATCAGCCTGAGCAGACGTTTCCGTCGCGTGCTGTTGATCGTGGTAACAGCCACCCTAGGTCTCCTCCACCTCAGGTTGAGACATCGACGGATTGCATGATCAAATCTTTCTTGTCTTCGGCTGGCTTCTTGCCAGATTCGGCCATGCGCCGCGGGTTGGGCACCGCCGGGCGGACAGGCGGCGGCACCGCAAGCGGCTCAAACCTCACAGCCGGGTCCGTGACCGCGGCGGGTACCCCGGGCGGGCGGAACACCTTGCCTGAGAGCCACCACAGGCCGATGGGGCCGGCGAGGCCGATGTCGAGTACGAGGAGTGGTGGGATAACGGACGGCTGGCCGAGGTAGGCGGCGACGTGTATGGCCAGCCACAGTACCGAGCAGACGAAGGTCAGACGGCGGTCGTCGCGATCCCTCATCGCTTCCTCCACTTTGCGCGGCTGGCCGGTCACGGAGACTCCCCGTTGATCACGCCGTACGCGGACAGGTCGATCGCCGCGTATGGGCCCGACTTCATCATTCGCCAGCCGGTCGGGTTCGCCGCCTCGGCGGCGTGGTCGACCACCGGTTCGCGGCTCCACCCCCACCTGCGGATCAGGGGTTCGCCTGCGGTTGGCGTCAGCACAACCTTGGTCTCGCTCATGATCGCTCCTCCTTCTAGATTGCTGATTGGAAACCGGCCACAATGCCCTGAGACCCGTCGTCCTCAGCCACCACACGTGCAAGAACGGCAGCGAGAACCGGATTGTCGGCGGCGGCGGTGAGCAGGTCGGCGAGGGACATGTCGGTCAGGTCCGGGAGAAGGTCGGTCTCCCGCTCTCCGGCGATTGCGGGTTGGCCGTCGATGATCGCGGTCATGGTGTCTTCTCCTCAGCTCGTCTCCACGTCGCCATCACCGCGGCGGCCTTGGCATACAGCCAGTCACCGACCGGCCACCGGTGCCACGTCCCGTCACAGTCCGGGCACAGCCAGAACAGGACCCCGTCGTAGACACCCGCGATCTCCACCCCGACACCACGGGAGCACTCCTGGCCGTCCACCTCGTAGGACAGGTCAGCCGAGCAGAGAGGGCAGGTCTTCATGCTCGTGTCGCTGTCCACGTCGACCACTCCGGCCACTCCTCGGACGTCTCGTGCTCGACCTTGAAGCCGTGCCGCATAGCGATCAGGTCCAACTGCGGCAGCAGGCCGGTGTGGACAGTGGCCGTCAGGCTCTGCCCTTCGACCGCGGCGATCGCGGCGAGGCGGGTATCCATCCGGCCAGCCTCGTAGCCGGCCACGAACGGGACGTCGTCGTACGGTCCGCCGTGGGAGGTGGTCACCACGAACGGCATGACCAGCTCCAACGCGTTCTCGTCGTGCTCTTCGTCGGTCACGGTGTCGGCTCCTTTGGGGATAGGGAATCAGCGAGGCGTTCGTCCTGTCGCCACTCCTCGCCGTCGCGGACCTGATGTGTTGTCCATAGACCCTTGCGGCTTCCGCCGACAGGCGTGCATGCCTCATGGAACCGCGAAAGGTCGTTAAGGCAGACTCCCGGCGACGGGAACCGGTTTGGAATCAATGCGTTGGTTCTGATCCACCATTCCTCGCCGTTCCAGATCACTTCGATCACTTCGATGAGGCTTCGCGCGCCCGGGCTGTCGATCTCCCAGACCCAGCGGCTGCCGATGGTCGGGAGCTTGGCGTCTCTGTCGTAACTGTTGACGTGCCGTGTCACGCTGCGCTCCTCATCCGTCGTCACCTGAAGATCACCGCTGGATGAGTTCGATGTGACGCCATGGCACGCCGGACGGGCGGGATCTTGAGCAACTGGGACCACAGCCATGCCCGCCTCATGGCTGGTGTCCCTTCGCTTCGAGGTACGCGGCGGCACTCATGTAGCCGATGAGCAGACCGTCCGACCCGTCGGCGCGGGCCCGGAGGTCGGCTATGGCTTCAGCCCGACCAAGCCGGTAGCCCTCAGCCCTCGCCCCCGTGATCAGCCCGGCCTGTATGTAGGCGTCGACGAAGGTGGGATCTTTCAGCCTCTCGGCGAGAAGGGCGTCAAGGTCGTCGGCGGCTTCACGGAGCCCGTCGCGGAGGGCTTGGAGACGTTCCCGATCCCGCTTTCCGGCGTCGTCCTCGAACTCGACGCGGATGTACGTCTCGTCGCCGCCGGCCCACTCGTACGCCATCGGACCGCCGTTGCTGATCTTGTCGGTGCTCATGGGGTGGCTTCCGGACTGATCGAGTCGGCGAGCCGGTCGAACTCTGCGGCCGCATGCACCTGCTTGGCCACCGTGTAGGCGTCGGCGCGCGGCAGGTCGCGGCGGAGCCGAGTCGCCTCGTCCCGGAGCCATGCGGCCATCTCGTCGGCTGCGTCCTCGCCGAGGACTTCGACGCAGTCCGGAGCGTGCAGCCTGCGCTCAGTCCAGGCCGGATCGCACCGACAGGCGAAGATCTTGCCGAGGCGTTCTCGTAGCGGGTGGATAGAGGGCGGCATCACGCCTCCTCATCGAGGATGGTCTCGTCGTCGACGTAGATGCCGACGGCCATGCGGCGGGTATCGCACGGCCACTTGTTGCCGCACTCGTTGCAAAAGTCCCCGACCATGCCACCTGGGCCGGTCTCCCGCGAATGCCACGAGGCAATCCGGCTCAACCGATCGGCGAAACTGCTGGCCTTGACGACAAGCAGGTACGTCCGGGCGTCGACGTCACCCTTGTAGCCCTTGTCGTTCGGGATACCGGCCAAGTCGAGCAGGTGCTGGCAGGCCACGGCCTCGTCGAGAACCTCGGCCACTCCGACGTTCGGGTATTCGACGTCGGGCTGCGCGCCACGCTGGTGCGGGTGCTCGCCTCGGGCGCGCAGTTCTGCCAGCAGATCGAAGTTGATCACAGAGGTCACGACGTCACCTCGGCCCGGAGACGTCGGATCCTCCTCGGTGCCGCCCTGGTCCTTGATCACAGCGCACCGCCAGTAGGCGAGTCGTCGTACCCGAGCGCCAGCCGCAGATCCCGCCACGCCTCGTCGAGAACCCGGTACTCCAGCAGGTCCTCGACGTACCGGCCACGGTGCTTGGCCATGACGTCGTCGACCAGTTTGAGCGCGCGGGACTGGTAGGCGGCTTCGAGAAGGTCGACGGCGAGGTCGTGCGCGTCCTCGGCCAGCAGGAAGTTCTCGGCGTCGAGGAGGTCGAGCCGGACATGCCCGTTGATGGACATCTTGACCTTCGCTTCGGTGATCATTCTTTCTCCTCGGGTATCAGGTGAGACAGGGGGTCAGAACGCGCCGTCGGCGACCTGGAACACGGTCAGGCCCAGCGACCGCCACATCTGCACGACCTGGTCCCGGTCGTCGAACACGCAGGTGACGTCCCACTCGCTGCGGATGTGCCGGTCGAACAGTTCGGCCTTGACCACCGCGTCCTTGCGCATGTCGCCGGCCGGGCGCATGAACAGCGGGCTGAGCAGCACGTTGCGGTGCCAGATGTGCTCGGCCAACCACGCCTCGGTGGCGTCCCGGCATGCTTCCGTGCGGCCGGAGCAGAAGACCACCTCGTGGCCGGCAGCGACCAGCCCTCGAATGGCCGCGATGACGGGCAGGTTCGGCCGGTCCTCGTGGACGCGGGTCTCGTCATACGGTGACCGGCCGACCATCAGGGCGACCGTGCCGTCCACGTCGACCATGACGGCCTTGGGTGTGCCCGGAACCGGCAGGTACGGCTTCAGTTCAACCGAGTCGTCCGCCTCCTCGGGCATCGGCATCGGTGCGCCCTTGAGCGGGCGGACGTACTTGGTCCACATCTCGCGCACGCGGTCGTCCGGCACCAGCGCCCGGCCGGTCCGTTCGGCGTTGCGGCAGAGGCACTCCTCCAGCGGCACGAAGGTCAGGTCCCACACCTCGAAGTCGGAGCCGGTCAGGGTGGCGAGCCGACGAAGGTCCCGCGCGACCCGCTGCGGCAGATTGGTGTCGTCGCAAACCACACTGACGCCCCGCTTCAACAGGGCGGTGATGACCGCGTCGCGGACCGACTGAATCGACCGCTCGGTACCCGGGTCGGTGGTGGTCTGGGTGACGAACACCGAGTCGTGGGCCATGGCACGCAGGTCGTCCCGGTTGACCCGGGCCCGCCGTTGCGGGTCCTCCTGCACCCACGCTCGGGCTAGCGTGGTCTTGCCGGACGCGGGCAGGCCGCGGGTGATGATGAGCGTGGTCATGCGTTGTCCTCGGTGAAGATGCGGCCGGACGGGGTGATGTAAGGCTCGGGCTTGGCCCGCTTGAGTAGCTCGCCGTGAAGCGGTCGGCCATCGAGTTGGGCGAACAGAGCCCAACTGTCGGGGTCGCCGGCCGCGACGGCGGCGTAGACCTTGCGGCCGTCGCGGGTGTCCGGGTCCCACTCCTCGGGCATCTGCGCGACCGTGGCCCGGTAGCAACCGTCGAGCCGCTCCAGTTCGGCCGCCACGCCCGCTCCGATGCCGTCGACGATGCTGAGGACCCACGGGTGGAACTCGTCCGGCAGCGGCTCGATCAGGTCGGCCAGAGGCGCTCCGGAACACAGGTGCTCCCACACCGTCCGGGCATTGAGGCCGGTGACGATGCGGTGCAGTTTGACGTAGTCCTCCTGCTTGATCTTGATCCGCTCGTCGACGTCGAGCAGGTGCACGACGAGGCCTTCGGCGTTGGGTCGGGGCTCGACCGCGAGCGCCTCGGCGAGGGTTTCGTACGGGAACACCGTCGTGCGCAGGCCGGGCCAGTCAATCGCGTTCGGGCCGGCGGTCAGGCCGGACTCGATGTGAACCGCGCCGAGAAGCAGCAGATCGTCCAGGTCGCCGTAGTCGCAGACGATCCGGTTCTCCGGGTACACGATCTCGAACAGCAGCGTGAAGTCCGACGGCGGCCCGTACAGGTGGGCGTACCGGTCACGCCAGATCCGGGTGGCGCGGATGGCCTGTTCGGACGCGAACGAGCCCCGGGTGGCGATCGCGTGCCCGTCGGGCGTCGGGTACAGGATGCCGAGCGACCCGTCGAGCTTGTCGGTGACGACGGCCTTGCCGGTCAGGTCGAAGGTGGGCGCGCCGGTCTGGCCGTAGTTGAAGAACTTCCGAAACGGCCGGGCCAGGATCGATCCGGCAGCATCGACGATGAGTCCGCGGCAGGCGAGTGTGACCGGCGTCCAGGCCGCTTCGTAGGCGGCCTTCTCGGTGTAGTTGTAGATCGTCAGCGGCAGGTCGGGGTGGGTCTGGGTGCGGACGTAGCCGTCGTCGAGCGCCTGCTGAAGCGGGCCGCCGAGGCAGTCACAGCCCTCGCCGAAGAGGTCGCTCAGGGTTGGGCGGGTCATGCGGCTCTCCTAGCTTCGAGGGTTTCGGGGGGTACGCCGGGGCGAGTTCGTCAGCACGACAGCCGCCGCAGTTGCCGGCCGGCTGGCCTTGGTGGGCCGGGCACTTCGGCGCCGAGGCGAACCGGGCCGCTCGGTCAGCGAGCCACCGGCCGTGGGCCTTGCGGGCGTCGCCGCAGGCCCCGCACTTGGGCGGGTTCCGGGTTTTCAGGTGTTGATCACATTTTGTGGGGGGCTCTGGGATCGGCGGGTCGGGCGCGGACGGGTCGGTTCGCGCGCCCGCACGCGTCCCCTGCTCCATGCTCCATGCTCCATAAAGAAGCGCATTCGAGTTTGCGTCCGGCTCCGACTCGTTCAGATCCGGCGCTGACTCGTCCGCGCGGGGTTCAGGTTGGGACGACTCGGACACGACAACCGGCGGGGCGGGCAGTTTCGACGGAACCTTGCCGGGCTCCAACCGCTGGTGCCGACCGAGGTTCGGCAGGTGAATGAATGCCTTCCCGTCGACCTCGTACCGGACCGCCTTGCCCGCCGTGTCGAGCGCCTTGAGCAGGACGTCAATCGCGGCCGGCGTGAGGTCGTCGTCGTACGGGAAGAGCTGGCCCTTCACGTACCGGGCGTCGCCACGCAGACGCCCGTGCTCGTCGGACAGGTTCCACAGTCCGATGTAGAGCAGGCGGGCATCGCGGACGAGGTCGGCCAGGTCTTCGTCGGCCCAGAACTCCGGCTTCGTAGAACGGATACGCACTAGGCGCCCACCTCCCGCACACCCTGAGGCGGCTTCCCGTACCGGTGCCACAGATCAATCCAGCACGACTTACACACCCACGTCCGACTCCCAGACGGGTAGTCCAGGGCGTACACCTCCAACATGAACTGGCCGTGGCCCTCGCACAGCTCAGACAGCAGACGAGGAGTGTTCTCCCACGGGTCGGGGATCACTGGCGCACCTCGGCTCGTGCGTCATCGACCAGCGCCTGACCGAACAAGCCGATCATGTTGACCGTCATGGCCGTCGCGCCGTCGATAGTGACGGCGGCGATCGTGGCCGCAGCAACCAGCGCCCCGAACCCGGCAGTCTCCCGCTCGGCCGGGTCCGGCCACAGTTCCTTCGCGCCGGCCACCGCGCGGTCAATCGCCGGAGCCGCCTCCTGACACAGCGGGTTCTCGGTCCGGGACAGCCGCATCTGGGTCAGGGTGGACTCCGGGTCGTACCCGTCGTGGCTACGCATCGGGTGCCTCCCACAGGTCGCACTGGACCCGCAGGCCGGTGACCGGACGGGCGTCGTGGGCGGATGGGCAGTAGCCCGCTCCCTGATCCATCTCGTCACCACAGGCTGAGCAGCGGGGCACCGTCAGGTCTACGTCCCGGGCGCACTCGTCGGGCCACTCGTAGCCGAGTGGGGTGTGGTGCTTGCACGACTTGCACGCCCGGGTGAACGGCGAGGAGAAGCAGCGCAGCATGTGCTTCGCGGCCGGGCCTTGGTGGGCGTACGACCGGCGGCAGTGCGGGCACCGGTAGCGGGTGGCCTGCTCCTGGATCGGACCGGGTTCGCGGAGGAGTACCAGCGCGATCGGAGACGGAGCGGTCATCACACACCGGCCCAGAACGGGTTGGCCGGAGCCGGCTGGCGCCACACGCCCTTGACCTCGACGTAGCCCTTCGGCTCCACACACACGCCGTTGCGGCGGTGGGCGTCGAAGCCGGTGATGCCGCCCCAGGTGCGATGGCAGGAGGCGCAGTGACACTGCGCGGGTGTTGGGGTGATGCACGTGTCGAGGCAGGTCATGAGCCCACCTCAGCCTGAGCGTCGGCGGGCGCATCGAGCCACGCCAGCACAGCCCGGAGGCTGACCGACGTGAACTCCTCGGCGTTCTCCATCCGGCTGACCGTCGAGAACGACAGGCCGGTCTGCCGTGCGACCTCGCGCACCGATAGGCGTCGGGCGCGACGGGCGTTACGCAGAATGACCGGCAGGGTGTCGAGAACCTCGGCGATCTCAGCGAAGGTGGCGAGTTCAGCGGCCATGTGGGCCTACCTCGATGACCCGGCCCGGGCGGCCCCACAGGATCGACAGGGCGCGGGTGCCGAACTGGACGACGACACCGATCACGACGCCCGGGTAGCGGTTCAGCGCCACGGCGAAACGGCGCTCGGCGGGTCGGACTATGACCGCCTTGGGCCATCGCCACTCGAATGCGAACCGCCAGTTGTATGGCTGGCCGTTGAGATACGCCTGCAAGCCAT